ACGTAGATTCTGTTATCATCGTCAGTATCGAACCATGTATCTCCATCTTTATGAGAGACACCTGCCGGGGGAGTTGCCTGATACCAGTTTCTGTTTTTGGAGTTGGCGGCAGTCTGTGCTGTTCCGGCAGCAGTAGCGGCCTGCTGGGCATTGGCGAAGGCTGAGTCAGCTTGTAGCTGGGCCACTAGGGCTTCGGTTACATCGGTGACTTTGAAGCTGTCAACGAAGTAGACGTTTCCGTTGCCGGTGAGGCGAGGGCCGAACTTGATTTTGCTGACAGGAATTGTTACAGTGTAGTCCTTGGTCACCTTAGTCCATGTGGATGTGGTCAGGGAGGCTACAGAGACTGTGGTATCGGTTACAGGGGCATTGTTGCTTGTCCCATCCAGTTTGGTTGTGACAAAGTAGAAACCGACTGAAGCAGTAGCGTCTGTTACGGCAGCAGTCTGGCCTAGCTTTACCCAGTACTCCGCACGGTAGGTTCTACCGCTTGCAGCGGCGACATCGTTGCTGTAAGCTAGGGCAGAAGATGTGGTGGGAGCGGAACGTAGGTACTGTGTTCCTGTTCGTGCAGCGCTCGCATTAACGACTACGGTGGACAGCGTTAGGGTAGGCCATCCAGTGATAGGCTTGCCTGCCACGATGGGCGCGTCAAAGTCACCATTGATGACAAGGTTCTGGCCCTTGGCAAGCAGGGCGTCGGCAAGGGCCTGAGCGTCGGCAAGGGAGTCCTGTGTCTGTGCGGCGGTGTTGGAAAGCTCTGTGTCCTTGTCCTTCAGTTCCTGAATCTTGTCATCGACAAGCTTGGTGGACATGATGCCTTCCATCGTAACGATGGGGCTTCTGGCGCTGAATGCAGATTTGTTGCCGTTTTGGTCTTCGGACTGGAAGGAGAACTGCCATGACTCGCCCTCAGGAATGATGTCCAAGTTGAGGTAGGCAGCGGCAAGTTCACGGCGGACGACTCCGACCGGGATTGTGGAGACTGTTGTCCCACCCTCGATCTTGTGTCCGATGACATTCAACTGCAAGAAGTCACGTGGCTTCTCTGCGTCGGCCACGAAGAGTCCATCCCATGATACCGAGATGAGGGCAGGCTGTGCCGTCACGATGGGTGTTGAGGCTACAGGGGGCGGTGTCACGTCACCAACGAAGGGGTCGATGCCGTAGGAGCCGTCAGGAAGCTGCCCGATGACAATTTCGACACCGGTGTTCGGATCTCTGGTGGTGGCAGACTGGAAATAAATATCACCAGCCGGTCTTGATTCGAGGGATTCGACCCTCTTTCGTGTGTCAATGATCTCGCGGGCAATTGCTCCGTCTGGACCGATTCGTCTGTTTTGCATCTTACATCCTCTAAGTCACTAAACTGCTATACTTCGTCTTCTGAAGCCTTGTCAAACTTGCTTTCCTGCTGTAGACTGACCTTGACGTTATTACTTCCGTCACCTGTCAGGCTGAGAATCCTCATAGGAGTCATCCCGTCAGGGATGGAGAGCCATCCCTTGGTGTATACTTTTGCTAGATCTCCGGGCCAGAAGCTTCCAAACGGGATTTCAGCGTCTCCACGGACAGTCATCTGGACTTCCAGAAGAGCCTCATCATTGGCAGCTAGCTCAGCGTCTCCGTGCCCTTTCACAATGGCAGGGTTTTCGCTGCTTCCCTTATTGATAACTTTCTCAAGGAGCGGGTAATCCTGTTGCAGTGGACCGTTGTTTGTGCTAACCTGAATGATCATCTTCTCATCCATACCAGCCCCAAGAGAGAAAACTCGTGATGCTTGATAAGTTCCTGTATAGTTTACCGTCATGTCAGCGACCTGACCCTTTTGAGGTGTCGTGTCCCAGACCTGAGTGAACTGCTGCTGTATTCTCGGGTGATCCTCTGTTCCGTGCCACAGGTCAAAAGTCAACTGGTTACTTCTGATCAGTCGGGGCTTGAACATGATGTCCGGCCCGTCGATGACGTTGGAGAGTTTGGTCAGGATTCCGTCACAGGTAAGGTTCTGAAGATCAAAACCCTTGTAGTTCCTCTGGTGGTATCCATCCGTTGCCCCTCCCTCTTCGGGCAGTGCGTACGTGATCGGGAGCTTGCCAGCGGGCTTCTGCTGAGCCTTCTGGACTACCCTCTGGGCAATGGTGCCGAGAGACAGCCCGTTGTAGCTGATCTTAGACTTACTCAGCTTGGTCCAGTCCGACTGTTCCTCGACAACAACTCGGTTGGCGAGGATGGATCGGATTCCTCCACAGTTGACCGACACCGAATCCCAGCTTTCACTCGGGCGGGTTGTAATGGGGCCAGCCACGACGGGGACACCGTTCCAGACGAGGACAACTCCTGCCCACCAAGCGGAAAGCCATTTGGTCAGATCCACCGGAGGAAGGTCTGACTTCTTGAGGTTCAGTTGGATGGATTCAATACCATTCAGTTCCACTGACCATGATAGGCTTTCATAGTTGAGTTTAGGGCCAATCCTCCCTGTGGTGGACTGGTAGAGATATGCCGCCCACATTACTTCTGTGGTCCAGCGTCAATGATGATCATTTCTACACCAATTCTACCATACCCTTGACCGTCCGTGCCGTAGTGTGCGTACGCATCTCCCGGACCAACCATCTTCTGCATGCCAAGGTTGACATTGTGTCGGCCCTTGGATACAGTGATAGTCTTGGTAAATGTCAGTGTCTGCCACGACTGGTGCAGGCCCGGAGAAGTCCAGAGGACGAAGTCTCCGTCACAGTTCGGGAGGAAACCATACTCGCAGTACGCAGTGTTGTCAAAGCCTACGGCTCCGGTTCCATTGGGACGGAGGGCGCTGAGGCAGGCGTTTACCGTGACGTTGACAAGACGGTCGCTGGGCACGTAGAATGAGCCCTGTCCGCGCCTGACGAGTGTATCGTTGAGCTTGCCATCAAATTTGTACTGATAGCTGTAGAGCAGGCCGAGGCTTGCACCGTAGGGCAGGACATAGTTGATGTCTGCCGTCTCCACAACACCATTGGTGTTTGTTGCTCCGGCAGTAATACTGTATGTACCCAACGCAACGGCTCTTGGAGGCAGGGTGCTGGCCACACCAAGGACAATGTTGGAGTTGCCTTCAATGGTGGGGAATGCCTGCTGAGCGTATACGATGTCTGTTCGGTTTGCCGTGACCGTAGGTGTCGTCACGGTGCCACCAGCAATAGGTGCCATGACAATTTCACCGGTAGCGGTCTGAATTGCCACAACGCCTGATGCTACAGTATACTTAAGCTGGGAAGAGCTTTTGGTGATGACGCAGCCGGAGATGATTCCGGGAGTATAGAGTGCTCCCCACACCTTGCGTACGTCTAGGTCTGTTGTACCGGAAGTCGGTACCCCTCCTACGAGAGTGGCGTCAACGCCCCATCCTGAAGTCATTTGTCAATTCCTCTTCTCTTGGACTAAATCCAAGTATCTCTAATAATTATATCACAAAAGCCTGTGCCGGATGATAGCGGCTCGAATGAAGGACGCAGAATTTCACCGGGAGCTATCGAAAACCAGTCGCGGTCCAAAAGAAGAGTTGATTTATCAATTCCTCCCTGTAGGGCCACACCTCTACCCATATCAATGGTGACCGGAGTTTGATAAGACACCTGACCCTCATAGGTGACCTTGTGGTCATTGTTGTCCATAATGGTAAACCCGTCAGCGTAATCTCCGGTGACCTTGATAATCGGCCATGCCGCTGCATTTCCCTTATTGGTAAGAACGTCGCCCCTGTTCAGGCTCTGATCCGTGTTGTAATTCAGTGGATACGTGAGAATGTATTTCAACCCGCCACCGGACGTGGCTTGGGACGCCCCAAGGCTGACGGTACGATCCTCGCCGTAAATGAATGGGTCAGGCGCGTAGAAATCGATCTTCCATGTGGCAACAAGGTCAGACTGCTGGACCCACGAGGTGGTCCCCTCAAGGCCCACAGTGGCGTATCTGGTACCAGCCACCGTCTCGACCTTCAGACTGCCGTAGGAGCCGTCTGCAAGGGTTCCCACCAGCAAGTCTCGCATCTCCTGAAGCTTGACAATGCTTGTGGCGACAGCCGTCCCGGAGAAGGAGATCAGTCTTGCGGACATCTCTGCCTTCTCCGGAAAGTCGCCATGCGAGTTAAGACGAGCCGTGTTGTTTCGTCGGACGTTGGAGCCGTCAGTCCAGCCTGTGACCGCCGTAGGGTCAAGGATGAACTGCTTGGTGTAACTGGTCTGGTAAGACCTCATGACGAGATCACCGAGTGTCGCTACGATTTTGTCGTTCTTCAAATACATGATATACCTTAACGGCTAGCTATCTGCCAGTAGAGTTCCTTCATTGCAGATTCACCGATCTGCTGCTCTGAAAGACCCTGTGACGGGTTGACTGTGAAGTTGATTGTTGACCCTACGGGTGCAGCAACAGCGGCTTGACCCACATGAGCAGACGTGGTAGTGTATCGGGAAGATACAACAGACGGAGTGGTTGCCTTGCTGAACCCACCGTCAGCAAACATGGCGTACTTCGAAAGACCGAATTCCGCCATAACCTGACGAAGAATCTCCAGCGAGCGCTTACGCTTGGACATTGCCAGCGGGATGTACGCCTCGCCGCCTTCAGCTTCGGCCCAAATACGCATAGGAACAGCGCTGGACTTATAAGCAATCTGCGCTACGTGGTTTTCGATGCCACCATTCGCGTAAGCCTTGACTGCCGGAGCAGCCGCCTTCTTAAGTATACCACCGTCAGCGAAAGTCTGAACACCATTCTTCATGATTCCACCGTTAGCGAACCCGAGTGCGTGCTTGATCGCTAGGGATGCAGCATCCCAAAGTGCGCTGACAGTGAAGGTCTTATTCCCAATGCTAGCATTCTGAAGGTTCTGGACCACACCGGAAGCCTGATCATCAGCCGTAAGCTGTACTTCCTTGCCCCTAAGCGCGTCGATGGTGCCCTGTGCTGCGTTCCTCCCCGGAGCGGCAGAGTCGTTTGCCATAAGATCCCTAGTGACGCTCTTCAGGGATTCCATTGTACCAGTGGCAGAATCCTTTCCGGGCTGTGTCTGGTTGTCTCCGAAGAACTTCCTAGTAACATCCTGAAGCTGGGCCATGGTGATAGCGGCTTGGTTCTTGCCGTCCTCAGTAGCGTCCTGTGCTTCCATCTTTCGGGTAACATCAGGAAGAGCACTCATGGTTGCCTTTGCGGCCTCTACCGCTGGGCTGGTACCATCGACTCCCTTGAGTTCCTTGATGGATGCAGGAGTCTGGTTGTACGCGTCAAGTTTGGCCTTGGCGTCGTCCATATTCTTCGCACCGGGGAACTGAACTTCGATGAGCTTTTCAACGTCCTTAGCAGTCCTTGCCTGAGACAGCTTCACCATGAATTCTTCCATGGGTAGCTTTCCCTTGTTGATGACATCGACTACAGCGGTCCACCCACCAGACTCATACGCCTTCTTCATCACATCAGTTTGCAGAAGAGTGGCCTTGACATCATCACTGGTAGCTGCTAGAGCTACTGTCCAGTTATTCGAGGTAACTGCACCGATCATAAGCTTAAGTCGCAGTGCATCGCCCTCTGCATCCTTTGTATCAAGCTCAATCGCGCCACGAAGCTTATCAGGATCAAGGCCAAGCTGACCCATGATCTGGTTGATCATCGGAGTCTCAATGCCAAGGTTCTTAAGGGTAGTGCGAAGTGTCTCCGCGCCTGCTTCCATCTTTGCGAGCGCCCCGGCAGTCGCCTTGGCAGGCTCCACACCCAAGTCCTGAAGTCTCTTCAGTTCGTCAGCACCGCTCTTGAGGATAGCATCTCTCGCGCCGTCCATCTGCTTGCTGAAGTCAATCGCACCGCGAGAGGCATTGGAGAATGTTCCGTCAGCGGCCAGTAGGCTGTCCTTGAAGCCCTGAGAAAGTTTCTTGGTTCCCTTAATGAGTCCGTCATTGGTCTCTGCAAGACTAATCACGCCGTCGTTGACATCGAACATCGACTCAGCAAAATCTCGGGCCGAGTTTTTGGCACCAATGAGTCCCTTGCTGTTGATTTCAAGGTTCTGCTTTAGTGCTGCAAATTTGTCACTGGCAGTGGCTGTTGCATCTGCAAGAGTGGTATAGTTTCTGGACAGAGCAGCAGCTTGGACAGTAGTGTTACCTGTAGCGTCAGCCAGATCCTGAATTTTCTGTTTGGCCTCTTCTTCAAGTTTGATCTGCTCACGGATCTTGTCGTTGAGCTTATCACCCTCAGTCTGGAACAGCCCAGCATCCTTTGCCCAGCTAGCAAGAGGGCCGATTGCGGGAATAGTTTTCAGGATATCAAGAGTCTGCCCGAAGACGGAAACACCCTTTCCTGACCTTTCCAGTTCATCGTTGATCTTCTTGAATGATCCGGGAACACCCTGAGCAGCATCGTTTACATCCTTCAGAGAAACGCCAAGTTTCTTGGCGAGATCAAAGGCGGAATCCATCTTGATTCCGGCAAAGGACTTATTGATAGCTAGGTTATCTGTGATAATCTGGCGTGATGCTTCCGTGGACTTCCCGGTCACCTTGTCGAGGGCACCGGCCATCTCATCGACTTTGGCCTTAGACTCAGCAGCCTTTTGGGCATAGTCGCCTAGAAGCATGGTAGCGCCCATGATGGCGATACCCCATGGACCTCCGAGAGCAGATCCGAGACCGCCTGCTGCCGTCCTGAGGCCGGAAGTCAGACCAGAGGCCATGTTCTTAGAGACATCCTTGACGTGGGTTCCCAGCATGGAGAAGGCAGTGCGGGCCGGTGCAAGGTTCGCGTGCATCTGACCAGACATGGTTCTGATGCTTCCCGCCATCTTATCCACAGCGCCGCCGACAGGGACAATTGCCCTGCCGATGTCAGAGAACTTGCTCTTGGCCGTTGTAGCCAATCCTGTAAGGGAAGTGCTGACATTGTTCTTGAGGTTCTTGAACCCGTCAGATACTTCACCCAGATATGGCTTTATGCTCATGCTCTTTACAAGCTGTCCGCCAGCCTCGCGCATATTGCCTGAGACTTTAGACATCATGCTCTTAGCCTGAGCAGGGATGGCGTCAGTTGCGACCTTGAAGTTTTTCTTCATGCCGTCAGTGACTTCGAACATTGTGCCCTTCATTACACGCCCAAGGGACGTGAATTCAGACTTCACAGTGTTCTTCATTATGCCAGCGCCGGATTTGATCTGTCCGAAGCTCTTACCAGCGGTTGTAGTCTCGTCCTTGAGGCTCTTACCAATTCCACCGAAGAAATTAGCGAAGCGTCCCTTGAGTAGCAGGAAGAGGCCTACGGACATGATGGCGGTCTGGACTACACCCGGAAGCTCCGAGAATGCGGTGAGCATGTTGCCAATTTGGGTAGTCAGTGCTACAATTGGACCCTGAATGAGGGCAAGGATGTTCTGGATGAACTCGTTGAATACAGGGAGGGCGTCAATGATACCCGTCTTGACAGACGCTAGAACCTTGTCTACTGTGTCAAATAGCTGGTTGAGTCCGGGGGCCATTCCTTCAATAACGGCCCCTGCGATTTCACCCAAGTGGCCGATGGCTGAGCCAAGGTCTGCGAAACCGGGCTGGAGAATGTCTAGGGCCTTCTCAAGCCCACCCATGGCAGAGAAGAGACCTGCACCAAGGCCGGTCCCGTCGAAGAGGGAAGTGATACTTTCGAATGTCAGGCCAGCAACTTTACCTGCCTGTGTGAGGAAGATTCCAATTGCTCCGGAAGACCTGCCAATAAGGCCTGTAAGTTTCCTGAACCCTTCTCCAACCTTTTCGGCACCAGCGCGGGCACCTTCAAGGACGGTTACTAGCTGGGACTGGAACGGCTCTCCCTGAACGGTGTCACGGATATCACGGAGGCTAGCCGCCATCTCAGTGAGGCCCGGAGAACCTGCCACGCGGGCAGCTTTAGTTAGCCCACTGAAGATGCCAGCAGTGGACTTGACAATGGAACCCATCTCCTGTAGTCTCTGGGTACCGGTTTCGATCCAGTCGTTGATCTTTCCGGTCTTCTCAGCGTTCTCGATGAATCCCTTGAACTGGGTGGCGAGGCTGGTAAGGTAGGTTCCGAACTTCGGGAGGTAGGTTGCTCCGACCTTTCCGAGAATATTGAACGCGTCAATGAGGCGTCCCATTCCGGGCGCGAGGTTGTCGAGGAACCCGGCTAGGTGTTCGAACATCTTCTGGAGGGTACCGTCACCGAGACGGCCAAATGCGAGAACTACCTCTTTGGTAACCTTACCAAGAGATCCGCCCACCTTTACGAAACCATCTGTGAGGGCCGGTAGCAGCCTCTTTACGGTGTCCTGTAGGGAAGTGCCCATGGAGACCCAAAAGGCCTTCTGGACAGGCTTCTGGATCTGCTCATAGACACCCTTGAGGGCCTTGACAGTGTTCTGTGCCTCTGTAGGGAGCTTGGATAGGGCTTCAGCGGCCTTCTTGGCATCCTTGCCAAATGCTTTACCGAAGTTGGACCATGCCATCTTCATAGCGCCCATGATGGTGATCATGGAACCCATAGCGGTAGGCATGAGAGCTATCAGTCCCACAGCCTCAGTGATGTCTCCACCAATACTGAGAATGTTACCGCCAACAGTCAGAATTTCAGCACTGATGGCACCGAGAGCAGAGACTACAGCCGTTCCCTTGACTGCAATGGCTTCAAAGTTTGCCGCAACCCCAGAAAGGACACCACGAATCTTCTCATAAGGTATGGTACCTGTGAGGGTGTTGAACATACCCTTGAGGGCGGCAGTGGTTTGGGGGTCCAGCTTCGCGCTGATTCCGGCAGTACGGTGACGTGCAGCAAAGGCAAGTTGCGCTTCTGCTGCGGCTGTGTCAGCGTTGGCTTGGAATGGGATGTGGTTGCGCTCGTAGCGGTGCTTGAGGGCCGAGAGTTGGGCGTCAGCACCGGCAGTATTTGCAACAGCGTTGAATTCTAGATCGTTGTCTAGGAACTTCTTGAGAAGCTTAGCCATTTTGGCTTCAGCCTTGGTGACATCGGCGTCAATCTTAAGTACCGCATCTTTGGAGGTGATGCGGTACCTAAGATCACGAATTTTCTTGGACGCCTTGGTGAGATCAACATCGGCTTTTAGCTGAATGGTGACATTCTTGATACGCGCTGCTGCTCTGCGCACATCCGATTCGAAGTTCTTGTCTTCTGCTCGGATGTGGACGTAGGCTGTTCCAATGATTGCCACCGGACCACTTCTCTTTCTAAGGTCAATCTATGTAAGCTGTTAGCTCATCATGGGTATTCCGGCGAGACCGGCCAACTCTCCGTCGTCTGTCGCGTCCATTCCGGTAATAAGCCCAGCTTCAGCATCTGCTAGAGTGTCGAAGATGTCGTCCGTGGCTGTGTGGGTATCTCTACCCCTAATTCTACCATAGTCCTTATCAAGAGACGCACGGTATTTGAAAACATGACCATCGTTTTGAGCGTCGTAGATACTGTTCTCGATGATCAGGTTATCGATCATATCCATAACCTGCTCAGAGTCATATTCGTTGAACAGCTTCTTCAAGTCAGTCCTCTTATTCAAGAGATAGTGGCCGTTATAGTACGGCCACCATCTCAGGAATTCTTGGACGACACCTACGACTACTGGGTAGGGCGCGAGGTACGCTCTTCAATCAGGTATGCTACGATGTCAGCAAGAACCTGAAGTTCGATGACCTTCTCGGGGTCACGTGTGAGCTTGTCAAAGCGCTTGAAATTCTCTCGATCCATGCTACTCTTGAGGTAGCCAAGAATGGCACCAGCGGTGCCGTTGGAATCTTCCTGAGAGGATGCTGCAATAAAGTCCAGAAGCACTGCGCCGGGAACCTGACCATAGGCTTCGAAGGCTTCGCCTTCAAGCTCAAATGGGATCGGCTCTGCTACGGTCTTTTCCGTAGTGGATGTGAAGGACTTGATCTTACGTGCTGCCATGTTGTATCCTAATGTCGTTACTACAGTCGTCAAATGACTCGTCTTAGGTTATCTGTGAGATACCTATTGGGCTTTGTCCCCGGATGGTGGACAAGTTTGCTATACACTATTCTACCACGAGAATAGAACCTCAATGTTGACGCCCTACGCGGAACTAT